TGATGCTACAATTAAAATTTATTTTAACAATAGTGTAGGGATTGGCGAACACCCACAACACATTGATGAGGTAGATAAGTTAATTGAAAAGATTGCTAATGCAGAAGAAAAAATAAAAATATTGAAGGAGTTTGAATAATGGCAAAACTATGTGCAAGAGGTAAGGCAGCAGCGAAGCGAAAGTTTAAAGTTTATCCTAGTGCCTATGCCAATATGTATGCTTCTGGTGTATGTTCAGGTAAGATTACACCTGGTGGTAAGAAAAAGAAAAAAGTTAAAAAAAGAAAAAGATAATGTCAAAAGGTTTAAGATCATGGGTAAGAGCTAATTGGGTTGACATAGCTAACAGAAAATCCGATGGTTCGTTTCCTAAATGTGGTAGATCCAAAGGTGAAAAAAGAAAAAATTATCCTAAATGTGTTCCTTTAGCCAAAGCTAAATCAATGAGTTCTGGTCAAAGGAGAGCAGCAGTATCAAGAAAAAAGAAAGCAGAGAGGAAAGCAAGAAAAGGCAAAAGACCTAACTATGCCAAAACATAATAAAAGTTGGGTTAAATCAAAAGTCATAGTCACATTAGTTGGAAATTGTAGATATTGTTCAGCAGAGATTTTAAATAGCGATAGCTTTGTAAGTTTTTATCCTAAAGGTCATGCTCATTATGAATGTATGCGTAAAGCTGATGAGGATAAAACTTATGAGAATGAAAGTAAATTTGATTGGTAGTGAATAGGGTTGTGTTCTTTATTGTTTATTTAAGTATTTGACCTTTTTATTATACTTTCGTATAAAGGTATTGGCTAACTTAAGTTTAGTTTGCCATTTACTTATTAGTTTTTGGTAGTGTTCTAATTTCTTATTTCGTTTTTCATCTTTGGACAAGATAACGATTTTAGGTTTTAGAACACCATTAAGCCAATTTTTAGAAATAACAAATTTTAAAATTGCTAATTCTAATTCAGCTTGTTGAATTGAGTGTTCATATTTTCTTTGTCTTTTTTTAAAACCAGAATAATATTTATAAATACTATGACTGGTTTGATGAACTAACTCTCTCCAACCTTTACGCATTGTTGTAGGATCACCACTTAAACAAATAAAAGTATCCCACCAAATATTTCTATATCTGGATATTGGGTATCTTATTGTAGGTGGTGCAAATTTAGGTTTACCAAATTTATTACAAATTAATTTGACAGCTCTTTTAGCTTCAAACCTTGTAATATAAGGTATTGTTTGCTGATCCCACAGATTATTAACCTCATCATATTTAAATTTCATTTTAATATGATATGGTATTTCTTCTTGAGGTGGTGTTGTCATAAGACATAACTCCTTTTCCAAGAACTAACTAACCCTATTCACAATTTAACATAGCTAGGTAATTTTCATTACCAATAAAAATTTCTCATAAAAATTTTTATAATGACATTATATCAAATTGCATTTTTCAATTTTTGTAAAAAAAATATTTTTATTAAAAACTAGACGATTGAAATTTTTGGGTGTTTCAGAATTGGTGCGACAACAAAACACTTTCTGGGTTTTTTAGTGTTTTTAACTTTCCCAAAATTTTATTGCATCTGTAAGATAATTTTCTTCCATTTCGTTTCGCCAAAAATAATGGTCAAACTGTGGTTGAATGTAATCTTTTACAACTTTAGGATCTGTGCTTATCTTCATTAGGTTTTGTCTTATCTTACATCTTTGTATTATCTTTGGTATTCTTTTTTCTATATTCTCTGGTTTTAAGTCATCACAATTATCTGCACTAAATACTTTGTAAGACTCCTCATTAATATAACAGATATAAACTGGCAACTTAAATACAGAATAATAAAAATCTATCTGTAAAAAATTATAAGGTTCTACAGTTTCTGGTAGCTTATTAGTTAGCCAAGACCTAGTACCATCTTTTTTAACTCTACCTCTTTTGGGAAACTTACATTTGTCCTCAATAATAACTTTACCTTTTAAATCACAATAACCATGAACAGGAATGTTAATACCATCAAACCATCTAAATGCTTCTATCTCTGGCTTACAATCTTTATATCCAGGTATTGTTTGATGAGCTGCATGACCATTGGCTATCATCTTGGGTAATATTTGTTTGTAATATTCAAACTCATCATGTTGGTCAACATTAGGAATTATTTTTTTAAGTTTTTCTTCTATAGGAACAAACATTACTTACGCATCTCATTGTTCATTTTAGACATAAAAGATTGAATCATAGTTTCTTTATCTATATCTAAAAAATAATCTAAAGGTTTATTTAAAAATTTAGATATTCTAATTAAATTAACAATAGGTATTCTGTTTTGTCCTTTTTCATATTTGCCTATTTGTTGAAAAGTTGTTTTGAGTGCTTTTGCTAGTATCTGTTGAGTTGCAGGTTTCTTAATATAATATCCATCTACATCTAATTTTTCATCAAAGTTTTCAACATATATTTCTCTTGCCAATCTAGCTTCTTTTATTTTTTTACCAATGTGAATATAAAATTCATTATCTTCTACAAAGTTCTTTTTTGCTCTATCTGATAGTTTCATGTCTTTCCTTTCATTTAGGGTATAGAACCCCTTATAATAAATGCAACTTTTTGTACATACTTAATTAAGTATATAAAAATCTAGCATCTTTATTTTCTGCTTCAACTATTCTTCGGAACAACTGATTGTATTCCTTAAAGTTTTGCAGAGTTATAACACATTGCCTTCCATTTTCTCTAGCACCCATAATCTTTTTGTGTGCCTTATCTAGCTTTGTGTACAACCTTGTGTTGCTATTTCTTAAGCTCATCATTTACCTCACCGATAACTTTAATATTTGCACTAACAAGTTTGTGTTCGGTGATATTTACTTTTGCAAACTCACTAGGCATTTTTTGATCGTATGCTTTTTTAGTTGCTTCCTCAACATTTGCACCATCAAAAATTTCTTCAAAATCAGCAGCTAACTCTATGCTTGATGTTTTAATTACTTTAGTCATTCAATACAACATTTCTACTATAACCAGAATATTCTCTTTTAATCTCATTTCTTTGTTCTAGTTTTTGTATCAGCACACTTACTGAATTTTTACTTTTATAACCCAACTCTTTAGCCATTTCTGAAAAAGTCGGACTATATTTGTATTTTTTAGTATAATTTTTAATAAATTGCAATAGCTTAAGCATTTTAGGAGTCATCGGTCTTTTAGTTGTTCTTGTTTTCATCTATGACTAACCTCCTCAATAATTCTGTATATCCATTGATGTCATCAAATGAATCTTTTTTGTAATCTTTTGATTGCATTATTCGCCATGATTTTAACAAAATCATAAATAAACCAAAGAATTTCAAGGGTATTTTAACATCCTGGTTATTATGAATTGATAGATATTTTTCCATAATTCCTACCATTACATAAGAAGTATGGTCAAAGTGTCCATAATCATTTTGTTTTTGTTTTAATAATCTTTCTATCTCACTTATAAATTTTACATTATCTGACATAATTACCTTTATTATCTTCACACCAATGAGCAAAAGCTACTTTGTTTTGATATATTGGATATGTTCTTTTTCCTATTTCTTTAAATTTTATTACTGACTTATGTATCTCCTCACAAGTAAGGGTAGTTTCAAATTTAACTTTATGTAAAACATATCCCTCACTTGTAAGTAAAGCCAAAACTAAAATAACAACTTTCAAGTTAACTAACTAAAAAGGAGCTTGTTGTTGTTTAGGTCTTTGACTATTCTGTTTTGGTCTAGGTTCGTTTTTATAACCTGATAAAACATTACCTTCATCATTCAACCAACCAATTAAACCTTTTTGTCCTCCTGCATCTGGATAATTCATTTCACCTGTAAACTTCCCATCATCGTTTTTAAATAATACACCTATTTGAGCATATATTTTTAAAAATTTAGTATTACCATCTTTTGATTGTCCTTTGACTCCAAGTATTGTTCCTTTGTTGCCATTATCTAAATTAACATTTCCTGAAAAATCAATTTTGATGGCTTTTTCATTGTTGGCATCATAAGGAAATAGAACCCAATCCTTTTGCTTACCACTACCATTGTTTTGCATTTTGTCCTCCATTGGTTTGTATGCTTTTTTGTTGTGATTCAAAAATCTTTTCTATTGAATCATTTTCTTTTTTCCAATTACTATAAAGAGCAGTTAGTTTTGTTTCTGTTGTTTGCTTCTTTATTTGTTCATTAATTGAAACTTGTTTGTTATTACCTTGATTGTTCAAAGCATTAACTAATTCTTCAGCACTAGCAAATTCAGATCCTGATAATCCAAAGGCAGCTAAACATCTACCTAAAGCACTTGTTGATGCGTTTTCTAATGCACTTGTTTTATTAATATAAGATGAATTTCTAAACTCCTCTGCATGACCTACACTATAAATTGTATCGCCAATATATAATTCTACTTTAACAATTACTCTGTCATTATCATGGTGTAATATTTCTTCATTAAATCTTGCCTCTGGAAATCTTTGTAATAAATGTTTATGTCTTTCTACAACAATTGCATATTGTTTTCCTTTAATAGAAACAGTTGGTATATTACCTATTTCTTTTAAACATTCTTTTCTTCTGTCTTTAAAAGAACCTTTACTTTTTTCTTCTGGCACTTTTTCTGCTTTTTTCATTGTCTTTCCTCTCATCATTTAGTTGTTTATTTAAAAAGTCTATTAATTGTTGTCGTTTATCTACTTCTTTTTGTAATTCTGTTTTTTCATCATCTCTTTGTAATAATAATTGTGTGCTTTTTTTTATATCTTGTTTAAGATTTCTGTTTTCTGTTTGCAGTTTTGCAAGTTGTATCATTACTTGATCTGTCATTTTTTACCTTTCATTACTTGTTCTAATGTTAAATTTTCTGTAATCATGTCTTGCATAGCTTGACCTGCTAAACCACCAAATATCATTTTTAAATTAGGTTTTAATTTTTTTCTTTCAGCAGCAGTAAGTTTACAATAGTCAAAAAACCATTGGTCTATATTTTTATTTAATTGACTTGGTGATAAATGGTCGGCAGTAAACATTCCACCTTCCTCTTTCTTTGTCCATTCTTTTCCTATTTTTTTAAGCATTGAAACCATACAATATAAAATATACAAAAATTGTCAAAATACTATACAAGATAATTTCAATTTGTGGGTGCATTATCTGTGTCAAAATTTATTGTTGCATTAAAAGAAAACGATATTCTTTCATCATCTTTATTGGTACTATTAAATGGGTAAACAACATGGGATAAATTGTTCGGAAACAAGATCCATTGCCTAACCTCTGGCATCACCCTATAATTAACATCGGCAAACATATTTTCAGAACC